TTAATTCTGGGTGGCGACTGTGGCGAGTTTTGTGTAACACTCGGATCTCGGCTAAACTCGGCCTCGGAGTTCGGAGTTCCGGTTAGTTTAACCGACTCCGGTCCGCAGTCACCATGGTTTTTATATATAAAGAGGAGCGAGTGGAGCGGCGAATGGCCTGTAGAATCTTAACAGGCCATTGCTCACTATGCCACGCGAACCTCGTACAAATGGATCCCGCTTCTTCTTGACGTACTCTCAAGCTACCAACCTCGATATCGACGAACTCGCTGACTTCATCGCCGACATAGCACCTTGCTGGCTAGAGATCGTACAAGAAAATCATCAAGATAATGGCATCCACTACCACGTTGTCGTGTGCTTCGAGTCCCGTCTGCAACGACCTCTCAACATCTTCGACTGCGCCGGATACCATCCCAACATCCTCCCCATTAAGAATGCCACCGTCGACCTCAGTAACCGGCGCCATTACATTAGGAAGGGGGCGGAGCGGTCTGAAGAGGACCAACACACAATCAAAAGCCACAAGCTCAAAGCGTGTGACTATGTCATTGAACCCGATACCAGAGGAGACGTACCCCCCTACACTACGACGTCAGGACGCCTCGATTTCGGAGGAATACTTGCAACCGCGGAGTCCGAAGCGCAGTTCTACGAGCTCGTCAGACTCCACCAGCCTAAGGAGTGGGTCCTCCGCAACGACCAAATCGTCAAGTACGGGTCCACGCACTACAAAGCGCCCGTTGCCCCGCCAAAAGTCTATCCTGCAGAAAGTTTCATCGTTCCTCCCGCGTTGGACGAGTGGACAGCACAAGTCTTCAGTGAGGTTAGTTTTATTCCGGCACGTTCACACGTACCTCCCTTGGTTTAATTGATTCTGATTTAGTTTAATTATTTAGCCGAAGCCGGACCGGCCGAAAACCTTACTCCTCGTTGGCCCGACCCGACTTGGTAAGACGGTGTGGGCGAAGTCACTCGGACGTTATAGTTACATGTGCGGACTGTGGAGATCAGATAGCTTCGACGACACCGCCGACTATCTTATATTAGACGATTTTGACTTTGATTTCTTCCATGGAATGCGCAAGGCTATTTGGGGTGCGCAGGAAGAATTTACGCACACTGATAAGTGGCGTAAAGGTGTTGCTAGATGGGGAAAACCATGTATTTGGATCTGTAACGACGATAAAAACCCCTTTACGGCTAGAGACGGGAAAGGGAATTTTGTTATGCTAGATAGCGAACGGTCGTGGTACAGAGATAATTGTGTAGAAGTACACATAGGAACAAAGATGTATATTGAATAAAATGTGACTGCTCGTGCGCCTGCCGGCGGCCTCACTATAAACTATACTTTTATCCCATTTTACCCGGCTCCGCCACATAAGGGCCCGGCGGGAAACCGCGCTACGCGCTGCCCGCCTCCCTACGGGAGGACGCTTTACGCGTCTTTGAAATACACCTTTTGGTTTATGCTACCGTTTAAAAACGTTTGGAGATTGGTAATGCCAGGGGCAAATATCTCCAGAACCCAGTAGTACTGCATGTCTTTAGCTTGCCCGAAGAACGAGTTAACAAGTAAACTCTCTTCCCCCGCAGCGATCATTTTTTTACGGAGAGGCACCCAGAATTTCCGCGTAATTACGGCGTTGTTGTTCCCGTTGTTATCCAACTTAAAACGCCGCTGATAGATGATATTTGCAACCTGCTGGTTCCAGGTAGAGAACGTCGGCGTAAGGTCGACGTCCTGATCGAATACTCGATCGGTCACAGCAAGGTTCACTAAACCCGGTTGGTAACCGTTCTCTTTGTACACGGTGAACCGGAACTGGACATCTGCAAGCGCACCAGGCACCCCTGACGTGGTGTAGAAATTGAACATGATGCGCAACCCTCGGGACATAAACTCGTTCCCTAGGAACTCCCTCTCGCCCTGCGTCGCCACGTTGCTGGCACGCGGGATCTCGGAGTAAATGTTCTGGCGAATGTTCCACGAGGCACCCGTGAGGTACCCCGTATTAATGAACGCGTTGATGACGCTGGTGTAGAGCGGAAGGTGTTTGGTCTCCACGGGTTGCTGCGCAATCCGGAGGATGGCCGCCTTCGCCCGCTTTGAGAAGATCGGGCGGCGTTGGCGGCGTTTGTGCGACCTGCGGTGGAACGCCATGGCATGAAGGGGGAGTTTAATTCTGGGTGGCGACTGTGGCGAGTTTTGTGTAACACTCGGATCTCGGCTAAACTCGGCCTCGGAGTTCGGAGTTCCGGTTAGTTTAACCGACTCCGGTCCGCAGTCACCATGGTTTT